ATCTTAGCTATGCCACCCTTGCCATCTGCGCCACGCATAATATTATCCAAGAACTCTGCAGGCATAACACCTGCTTGGAACATGTTGTCACCACGTTTCCACTTCTGCTCCCAAGAGTCTAACGCTTTGTTTACATCAGTCGTAAACTTCTTCATAGACTTATCTGATAGCGGAACTAAAAGCTTACCTTCAATGTCAGCTTCTAGCTCTGCCTTACGTTTACCTGCAACAAGCTTACCTTTGGTGTCTTTGAGTCCACTCACACCCTTGAGTTTACCACCTACGAGTTGAGCACCGCCTCCAACAAGACCTAGTGCAGAACTAAATCCTGTTTGTAACATGCTGTACTCTTCTTGTGCTCCTGCATCTAACATGACATTCTGTATCATGTTGTCGTGCAGCATAGCTAGTGATCCATCAATACCTGTAGTAGCTAACAGAGAACCACGCACACCTTTCTTAGCTCTTTCTTCGAGAAACTCTTTCTGTGCTTTCTTCTTTGCATTGTATATAAAGTTACGCTGTTCTTGTAGAGCCACACGTTCTTGTAACTTTTTAGCTGCAGGGCCTTTTATACCTGCCTCTACTATGCGTTGGGCTACACGTTCTGCTGCTTCATCTGCTGCTTTCTTAGCACCTTGTGTTGTAGCACCAGACTTTGCTGCTCTTTGTCCTGCTTCTATAGCGGCTTGTCTGACTAACTGTTTACCACCTTGTGTTATACCTAGAGATGCAGCCTTACCTAAACCACCAGTAAGTAGACCAATGTAGTTGGAAGGATCTGTAGCTGCAGCTTGGATGTAGTCGAACACACCATCTACTGCACCGTAGAAACCATCGTTTACAAACACATTGCCTAGCTGATCGTATAGCTTATATGCGTCACCTGCTAATGCTTTGTCTTGTTGACTAGCATTTGTGATGTGTCTTACTTCGCCACCTGTGTTTATGATGTTGGTGTTGAAGCTACGCATATGATCCATAAACTCTTCTACAACATCTTCGTCACTCTTATCATTGTACTGTATGCCTCTGCGAGACACCATGTACCTACGAATAGTGCGTAAGTTAGAAGCCTCATACAAGTCTTTCTTCTTAAGCTTACCGCCTTTATCAACAAGTTCATTCTCACTGCTTACAGGTACAGGCTCTTCTTGTTCTACAGTGGGCGGCTCAATACGGCTAGGCGCAAGTATGTCATCCTTTGTAACGCCATACTGATCCATCAAGTCTAGGAAGGAATCACTCATATTAATATTCTACCTTCTAAATGCTTTTTGAAATTGTAAAGTTAAGAAGCCTGTGTTGTATGGCAGTCTCTTATTGTTTGCATCTGCCCACTCACTGAGTGCTCTC